AAAATACTGTGAAAAATACAACATTGATATCATCGTATCCCATACAAATAAATATTTTAGAAGACATTCCGCTTGGGCAAGATTGCCATTAATATTAGAGAATATAGAACATTATGATTATTTAATTTGGATTGATGCAGATGCATTATTATATAACGACGCAACCAATATAATTGATATTATAAAGGAGAATATCGATTACAATTTTATTTTTAGCAACGACATTGGCAACAATAATATAAATACAGGCATTTTTATTGTTAAAAAGAGCCAATACAGCATAGATTTTTTACATAAATGGGCATATGACAATGATTTATATGTCAATAATCCTTATCCAGGATGGTGGGATCAAGGCGTATTAATAGATATGTTTAATCAAAATATTTTAGATATCAAAAACAATTCAGTTTCGTTTGAATATGGCGTGTTACAGCATTTTTATGAAAATGAATTATCTGGATTCTCAAAAAAACCTCTTGCATTTCATTTGGCTGGAAGAAGTAACGAAGTAAGATTCAATACATTTAAAAAATATTTTGATAGTCAAATAGTTGTCGCGGATGATCGTGGCAACTATTTGTTTGATATAGTAATTCCAGTAGGTCCCGAAGATAGAGAAATAGTAACAAAACAAATCGAATTTACTAAAAAAAATATTATCGGATATAGAAATATCTATTTGATATGCTATGACCCAACTATAACTTTGGAAGGATGTATTACAATTAATGAAAACATTTTTCCGTTTACAGTAGATACCGTTGCTAAATTTCACGGCAAATTGAGTCGGAATGGCTGGTATTTGCAGCAATTATTGAAATTATATGCAGGAATAGCAATACCAAATATATTAGACAAATACTTGGTCATTGATAGCGACACCTTTTTTTTAAAACCTACGACATTTATTGAAAATGGCAAATGTTTATACAATTATGGTACAATTTATCATAAACCATATTATGAACACATGCTCGCATTAGCTAACATTCAAGATGTAACTGGACTCAAATCGGGCATATGTCATCATATGATGTTTGAAACCAAATATGTAAAAGAATTAATTGAATTAGTTGAAACCAAGCACCACGATTTATTCTATAATGTATTTATTAAATTGGCGACTGAAATTAACGGATCTGGTGCATCTGAATATGAGATATATTTTAATTATATATTGAAAAATCACGGCGATCAAGTAATGATTCGACATTTAGAATGGACAGACGTCAAAGTATTTAACATTACTATTAATACCGACTGTAGTGTCGTACCATATGTGTATCTAAGCTATCATTGGCACATGCGCGAGTCAGCATAATTAGTTTACAATTCGAGTAAAAGTATAATGCTGGAAATTGATATTATGTAACGTAGATGTAATCATATTGCTAACATTACATTTTGAGAACCCGTACTCTAACAGTTCATCAACAGTATAAGGAAAATATGTATCACCAACAAACGATTCATCAATCAATGTTATGTGTAGCACTGCACAAGAATGTAAAAACAATTTATATATTTCGGCACCTCCAATGATAAATACTTTCTGACCAGTGGCCCGATAATGGTCAATCGCGCGAGTCACATCTTCGTATGTGCAATATATCACATTCTCTTTATTGGAGCAAAGGTCGGGCGTTCTGGTAATAACTATATGAAACCGATTTGGCAATGGACCATTTGGGAAACTATCAAATGTTTTGCGACCCATAACGATTATAGAATTCATAGTAATGTGTTTGAAAAATTTGAGGTCTTCTGGAATATGCCACGGCATCTGATCATTGTAACCAATAACGTAATTTTCGCTCATTGCTGCAATAAGTTCATAGTCCATTGTACAATAAAATATGTATATTATTTACACACATATTTTATCTTTCGCCTTTCATACGTTGTTTATATGGAATGTGTGTTTGATTAGGCAATCTATTATGTAACTTTATATAAATATATGTGTGGCATATACGGAATTTTAAGCAAAGAGTCCACGATCAATATTATTCAGTTAATATTAGACGGGCTCGTGCAATTACAAAATAGAGGTTACGATTCCGCTGGGATTTATTGTACAAACCAAAACAATGATTATTTATTTGAAAAGTATGCATCCGAGGATTCGCTTGACGCGCTAGATAGATTGAATAAGATGAATTTAGAAAATAAAAAGTACACAGTTGGCATTGGACATAATCGCTGGGCGACACACGGCGCCAAAACTGATATTAATGCACATCCGCACCAATCAAACAACGGAGAGTTTGTAATTGTGCACAATGGAATTATAGAGAATTATCAAGCATTAAAAGACGGGTTAATTTCAAAGGGATATACATTTTATAGCCAGACGGACACAGAAGTCATTGCCAACTTATTAGAAGAAAATTATAAAAAAACATTGGACACGATTCAAACGATAAAAAACACAATAGAAATGTTAAGCGGAACATATGGATTGGTGATTATACATAAACAAGAATCTTCCAAGTTATATTGTGTTCGCAACGGCAGTCCGTTATTAATCGGACACAATGACGATTATTGCATTATTACATCCGAACAAAGTGGATTTTGCAAAAGGGTAAATACATACATCACATTGAACAATGATGACGTTTGCGAAATAAGCATTGACGCAAAGAATCGGATTAAAATAGATTATAAAATAAAAACCCAATCTAAAAAAATTACACTGGACAATGTGGAACTAACGCCATCGCCGTATGAGCACTGGACATTAAAGGAAATATATGAACAACCACAAAAAATATTAAATTCTATTAACTTGGGGGGACGTATTTTGTCAAATAATCTAGTCAAATTGGGCGGATTAGATCGGAACAAGGATAAACTACAAAATATAGAACACATTATTCTATTGGGGTGCGGTACGTCCTATTACTCTTGTATGTACGGGAAAAGTTTCTTTAAAAAATTAGGAAATTTCAATACAATACAATTGTACGACGGCGCCGATTTTGACGAACACGACATTCCCGTAAAGGGCGAAACGTTAATTATTTTCGTATCTCAATCAGGAGAAACCAAAGATTTACATCGGTGCATTAACATTGCAAAGAACAAGAATGTTATAACGATGGGAGTGATTAATGTGGTTGATTCATTGATTGCGCGAGAAGTGGATTTTGGAATATATTGCAATGCTGGACGTGAAATGGGGGTGGCGTCTACCAAAGCATTTACAACACAAGTTATTTGTTTGTGTTTGTCTGCATTGTGGTTTAGTCAGGATAGAAATATAAACAAACACATAAGAACCCACATTATAAAAGATTTACAAAACCTAAGTGCCGACTTTACGAAATGCTTGGATGTTGCTTATACGTCGGTTGACCGTGCAGTTAATATATTATCTAAGTATAACAATTTGTTTATATTGGGTAAACATAACGACGAGGCAATCGCGCACGAAGGTGCATTAAAAATTAAAGAAATCGCCTATATTCATAGCGAAGGGTTTTCGTCAAGTGCATTAAAGCATGGTCCGTTTGCATTATTGGGACCAGATATGCCTTTAATTCTATTAAATAATAATGTAGAATACGAGCCAAAAGTGTTAAATTGTTATGAGGAAGTTGCGTCTAGAAAAAGCCCTATTATATTTATAACGAATAATACCAATATGCAAAAAGAAAATACAATATATATTCCGTACAATGAATCTTTTTCTTCGTTATTAAGCATTATTCCATTTCAACTAATCGCATATAAAATATCTGTATTGCGTGGCATTAATCCAGACAAACCTAAAAATCTCGCGAAAGTTGTAACCGTTGAATAGGTCGGAATTACTTTGTCTTGCGCTTCACTACTACCTTAGCGCCTCCTGCGCTTACCTTTTTAGTCGGATCTCCCGCCTGAATCTTTTCACGCTTTGCCTTATACTTGGTGTATTCCTTCTCCAAACTATCCAGTTCAGACAACCACATCTTCTCTAGCGGGGTTTTTCTCAACGCCGACAATTCCGTTTCGGTAGCTTCCTTCTCCTTCATAATGCTCGCGACGTTTTCTTCGGTTACCGAGTCCATCGGCATCTTTACGAGATACTTGAAATCGCCATCAATCATTGCATACCCCTTCTCGACAAGCATATCGTTCACCACCTGGGATGTTTTGCGACGAAGGTCAATCGTACCATTTAATGTTTCTTGTATGTACTTTGCCCGATTTGATAGACGGACCAGACGTTTTTCCATATCAACAATCAGACAGTCCTTGCGCTTCTTATACAATCCTAAACGAACTCCATAGAAGTCGTCAATGATTTCATTGACGTCTGCATACTTATGCAACTTGCATTCAGAATTAAACATATGCATATTTGTCGTACTTACGGTTGTCGTCAACTTCAATAGCTTTTCTACACCATTGCACTGGTTGTCATCAATGCTGGCTTCTAGTTCCGCCAACTGCCCACGACCAAACACCACCACAAAGTCCACCGCCACTTCCGTAGATACCGATGTAAAGTCTTTGATTAGCGGCGGCGATTTCTTTCCAGTCTTTGCGTTTAGCGCACCATCTACCAGAGTTTCTAAATATGATGTGTACGGCATTGTCCAAGTGCCCACTGGCAATTCCGTGATGCGAATCTTATCTTCCGCAATCTTTTCATAAACACCTTTTACCAAGTACTTTTGGTCTGCGATGCGTCTAACTGTTCCCGCAAACCCTTCGTAGTATGGCACAAAGTCAATTGCACTGCAATCGGCATTCGTAAGCTTTGCCTTTAAATAACGAATAATAGTGGTCGGATTGTATGGGGCAATGCTACACGAGAAACCTGTGCCGATACCCGAGATGCCGTTTAGTAGCGCGAACGGAATAATCGGAACATAGAAGTCGGGTTCAACAATCGTGCCGTCGTCGTCCAAATACGTAAGCACCATATCATCTACTTCTGGGAACATAAACCGCGTGAGTGGGTTTAGCATTGTAAAGATATATCTCTCAGACGCACTGTCGTCGCCGCCGTGCAATCTTGTACCAAATTGCCCGTTTGGTTCCAATAGATTGATATTGTTTGAACCGACGAAATTCTGTGCCATATTCACGATTGCGCCATTCAAACTAGCCTCTCCGTGATGGTACGCGCTGTGTTCAGAAACATACCCAGAGAATTGAGCGACTTTTATTTCACTCGTTAGCTTGCGCTTGAACGCAGAGAATAGAATTTTACGTAGCGAGATTTTAAGACCATCCACCATATTGGGGATAGACCTCGCACAATCGTACGTACTGAAATGAATCATTTCTTGATTGATGAACTGCTCATACTGAACCGACGAACGGCTAGTATCAAGATATGCATTTTTATCATACTGCTCCAACCACGTCTTTCTATCGTCTGCGCGTTTCTTATTAAATATCTTATCAATCGTGTCATCACTGGTTTGCCCAGAATACACGAAATCTACCACCTTTTTGTTTGCAAAGTATTCTTTGAATTCGGCGGACGTAGATGTGCCCAATCCCTTAAAATACTTAATCGTCCATCCTGTCGGCGCACCATTTTCGAATGAATTTTTCCAGGTAAGATATTCGCCGTCATTATAGAATAACTTGACTTGGGTGCCTTTCTTTGCGCGCAAGATGGGAGTATTCATAAACGAAATGAAGCCAGGGATTTTTACAAGTGATGCCCACTCGCTATGGAAGAGATTGATGCAAAGACCTTTGATATGCGAACCATCCAAATCCTGATCCGTCATATACATAATCTTTCCATAACGGAGATTCTTATTCACGTCCTCCATATCAACATACTCCTTGCCCGTTTCCAATCCAAGAATCTTTTTAATATCGCCAATTTCCTTGTTTTCAGCGATTTTCTTGATTTGTTCCCCACGAACGTTTAACAGCTTTCCCTTCAACGGATAGATGCCAATCGTATTTCTATCTTCGCTAGACAAGCCAGATACAATTCCAGACAGAGCACTAAGTCCCTCGCACAGAATGAGCACACAGTCTTTGGATTGTGCGGTTCCGCTCAAATTCGCATCTATGAAGTTGGCAATGCCACGTACGGTGCGTGTCTTGGAACCATCGGTCTTCTTGGCCAACTTATTGTCCTTTGCCTCGGTCAACGAACACGCAGTATCCATCACACCAAGTTTAGCAACCCTATCAATAAATCCATCAGATACATTGCAAGATGAACCGAACTTGGCTTGCGGGGTGTTCATAAAATCCTTCGTCTGACTGTCAAATGCAGGGTTTTCAATGTCGCAACGCAGGAACAGCATAATTTGTTCCTTGACAGCGGACGGATTTACCTTGATCTTCTTTTTCTTTTCAATGTAATCACACAATTTCTTTATGATTTGTCCAGCGATATAGTCCACGTGCTTTCCGCCCTTGAATGTGCAAATGCCATTTACGAACGACACTTGATGAAACTCGTGAGTGGGAGACAGCGCAACTGCATATTCCCAGCGTTCGTCGGGAGCTTCATATACGCGTTTTGCGTCGTCCTTTGCTCCGATGTACAAGTCAATGTATTGCTGAAAGTTTTTGACTGGGATTTGAACGTCATTGTACATAACCTTAATCTTCTTGATTGAATGGTCAGTAACTGCACCGATATCGTAAACGCGCTTTTTAAGAAGAGCGAGCATATCCGCAGTAAGTCCTTGTACGCCCAATCTGCGATAATCTGGCTTGAACGTAACTTTGGTATATGGTTTAGTTGTCTTGGGAACCTTTGTGATAATCGGCGGGGAGATAGTATCCAAGTTGTTGTGATACTCCTGCACGTATTTCAATCCGCGAACGTGGTCAATCGTTTCTACGCGACCATACAACGACCAGATTAGAACCAACTTGAATCCAAATCCGTTCTTGCCACCGACGATGCGTTTTTCTGTTTTATCATAATTTGTAGATGTGCGCAATTGACCGAAAACCATCTCGGGAATCCAGACATCATATTCAGGATGTTTAGCGATGTCAATGCCATTGCCATCATTGGTCATAGTAATTGTGCCATCGTCGCTAACTTGGGTTTCAATGTAGGTGACAAACTTTTTCTCCAAATTGTTTGAATGGATCATACGAATAACATGGTCGCGACAGTTTACGATGCCTTCATCGAACAACTTGTAGAGTCCAGGTACGTATTCTACATCACGCAGAACAATTCGGTTAGTAGCGTCATCATACACCCACAACTGGGCATCCACGTTCTCAACGGAACCGATATACGTATCTGGATTATCCAAGATATGTTGTTTATCGGTTTTGCGCTGATACTGCTTGGCGAGATCGGTAGAAACGGTAACTGAAGTCATTATAAATAACGATTGATTATATGCCATTTACTATTGCAACAAGAACGCTTCAATTTTCTAGAACTAAAAATGTAGCAGTATTATAATAATAAGATGCCGCGACGACAGTTTGATATATTACAATGGTGTTCTGGAATTAAAAGCAATCAGACGTGCGAATCAAATGTGCAATATGCAAAGCAGGCAACTGGCGGAAATGACCCATCAATTACAAAGGCAATGAGATATGCCCAATATGTAAGAAACTCGAAACCACACGGCAATACAATCACACAGATAAATTCATCACAAGTGCAACAATCGCAATTTTTAACAGTAACAACGTTAGGATAATTTTTTATAAATATATGATATATGGCAGCAACACCATTTTTTAACGTTACTGAACAACTCGACGGTATAATATACTATATAATTCCAGCGGGTACACGTTTATTTAGGGGCGACGTTCCCCCTAATTCTAATAGCCCATTAGAACACATATCTGGTCCAGTATTTTTTGGTCAAACCGCAGACGTTGCACTTACGTATGGAATACCGTTTGAATTTGTCGCGAATTCAGAGCTTCGTTTACTTGCATTAGATAAATCGATGAAAACAATATATGAGAATGCATTGAAAGACAAGACGTTAATTGATGGTGAACAAGTAAAGGAAGTTATTCCTTTAATATTGAAACGAAATTACGGATATAATGGCGGCGTTCGTAACTCAGACGATGCAGCAGATAAAAAACTTACCAAGTATATTTGTAAAAATTTTCCAGGCTATGCGACTGATTTTATGGAAACCGATTTTGGTGGCGAGTTTCATCGCGAAATCGTGATATGTGATAAGAATAATGTAAATTTTGTAAGTCAATTAACCACTGTAAATGGCAATGCAATTGATGAAAGAACAATTATAAATGAACAAAAACTGCGCAAACTTTCACGGTCGGATGCCGACAACCGTGCACAGAAAAAACAGAGACCAAATGTGTATTCTAGTTCTACTATTCCACTCATCAGTTCTGTCAAGAAATTATCTTTTGACTCGGATTCCGAGGAAGAAGGTGGTCCAACTGCTTTTATGCCACCCAGTTCTGTCAAGAAATTGTCTTTTGGCGATTCAGATGAAGAAGGCGGGGGTAAATCCCGTAAAAGAACAAAGTCGCACAAAAAACAAATGCGTAATAAACGCCGCAAGACACATAAAAAGAATAAGCAGAAAAAGGCTAACCACAAAAGAAAATAGTGTCAGTGCCAAATATTTAGTAACCATATTATTTTCTAATGATAACGTATAAAATGAAACGCCCAGATCGTCAAGCAGATGGATTATACCACGTTAAAGGAAAGACTTATCCCGAGTTACGCGGTTCTCGCACACAGGTGCACAACGGAACTGCATACAAGACCACAGGTGGACTCACTATTAAAGACTTGTTCATGAACAAGTGGGGTCGCATTGTGTCTGCGGACAAGCACGTCACCGCCAAGAAGGAGAGACGGTTGGAGAAGGCGGGTTACTTTGCCAAGAAAGGCAAGTTCGGCTATGTTAAGAAGAACGGAACGCGCAAAGCTAAAAAATAAATAGCTGACCTATAATATTGTGAATAAAGTGCTATTCTATTCACAATGTAAAATGGTAGGATTATACTAGATACCAATCGCACGACATAAATTTGTCATCAATTACATATTGCATCTGTGTATCAAATATGAATTTTTCAAAATACACTTTGCTTACAATGAGATGACCCGTATCCGATGTGTTCGTATAATATTTGCAATAGAAAATGTACGCATCGTAAATGGCTATATTGCGATTAACCGACGGCGACAGCGACCGCTCTGTAACCGCGTGCGTTTCACGAAGCGCCCCTTTCATACTATCAAGTGCAATATGAATATCCAATTGTTTATCCCACATTGAACACCGAATGCCCGCCAAATACTTATCGCGCTCAATGTCAACTGCAGGAAAGAAATATGCAATAATATCTAATATCTGTTTGTCGTTTAACGTAGTAATCGTCTGATGGTTTAATTCGCACCATTTTCTAAATAGGGTTACAACCTCGTCAATCTCAAACTCCGTTTCGGTCTCGTCAGTAATAATGGTCTCATCCCAAAAAGACAAGAATGTTTGAATGGCGGGCAAATGTTTGCTGCATATGCCGATGAATGTATCGTGGTCTTTATTGTAGTACATCATCAATTTATCAGTAAGTATTGTTTTGAAAGTTAGCAGAAACATGACTGACGGAAGTCCACACATATCCAAGTAATGTTTCCACAAATACTGCATATTTTTCCAAGTAATCTGTGTACCACGAATGGATTGCGTGTCTATTATATTTACATTCGCAACATCGACCGAGTTTTTATGAATGTCCAGATAGGATGTTATAAACCGATCTACAATGTCCACTTGCGACTTGTCTTTTAAATAACAAACCGACATTGTTAATTCCATATCGTGACTATGTTTTAACAAATAATCGTCGGATGATTCGTAACGACTAGAATAGTGACACGCAACACATATTATATCAAGTGCGTGAAGGCTAATCAGATTTGTCCAACTGCTATCTTGTTTGACTATATCATTTATATTCACCAATCTGCATTCGCTGTATGTATGTTCGTGAAACTTGTGTTTAAAAGTTTGAAATAGACTTACGCCCAACACAAACTGTGACGCTGAATTCAGTTCTCTCAAAAAGTTCTTTGCAGTTTGCGGTATATAATGAATAAGATTCGTGTTCTTTCGGCGTATATTATCGCCTATAATTGTAAGAAAATACTTTACTTCGTTGCGAGTGGCAAATATAGATGGACACAGAGCGTCTAATACAGTCTGTATGGTTTCTGACTCGGGTATAGTTTGAATGAGGCTATTTTCCCGAATACGTTTCATAATGCTAATTTTTGTTCGCTGTTTCCAAGACATCAAATTGCGACCATTGCTAATGGTAGAGAGAACCTTATGCAAAATGTCATCTTCGCTAATAATTTGATATTGAATTCCGTCATAAAAGAAGTATTTATCAGTTGCGGATGCATAAAAATATTGATTGTTCGTTAAGAATGACTGAATAAATGAGTCTTGTTCGGTATTCAGTTCTTCCATGCGAAGCGCACGTTGATAATGAGTCAATTTAATGTTCTCGCAAATGTTGGGCAGTTGTGTGCATATATATGATGTTATTTTGGAGATCATGTAGGGGTCGGATTCATACTTTTGATATAATTCATTAATCGTTATATGCGATTTATCCTGATTTTCACGCAATTCTTCTTGTGAACTCATTCGTATATGTATATTGTCAATAATACATATACTTTATATGCATTATTATATTGTTTATATTGCAACTACGCTGCGTATTTCGGAAGTCTGTTTATATTCGTCTGCGCTGTCAGAGATGGCATCCAACAGATGCTTAGAAATAATTAGATTGGTTTTCAACAATTGTTCAGATGGCATAACTGCAAACCATTGAAACTTTGGACGTCTAATGATTTCGTCAGCAGGAATGTAAATGCCAAATGTGTCGGGATGGAACTTTATAAATGCCTCTTCCATTAATTCTTCTAATAAAATTTGTTTATTGTCTTCGGATTTAACCCCAATATATTCGCCGCCCAATAAATTCATTTTATTATTCGTAATCGCCAAACCGCACCATTTTGCACTGGTGCCGTTAAAGTTCATTTCGCTTGTAAAATGCGTGTTACTGCTCTGTTTCTTCGTATATTCCACAAACAACTTTATGGTTTCATCATTTTTCTTTGCACCAATGAATAAGGTATCTGGTGCGAATAGCTTTTTATGAGAAGATGATAGAATATTCTCCGTACGGTTAATATTTTCACATACAAATGGGTTTCCATTCGCAATACCTTTCTCATACATCGGCTTCAAACTATGTTTGCATACGAATGAGTTGGGAACAGTGAGCCCCCCGTAGTAATATATTAATTGCAACATTCCCAGTTCACGCAACTGAGATTTCATCGGCTCGGCAACCGTGGATATATCAATGTCCCAAGACGGAATTAACTTACTAAATGATTGGTCATCAATGAGGCATACGTTAAAGTCATCCGCACAATGGTCGAGTATTGTTTTAATAGTTAGGTGTATATATGGTTGGTTCAGGTCAGTAGTATTGCGCGAATAAAAATCCTTCCATTTGCGAGCGTTTATCTCATATTTGGAATGTATCCAGAGTTTGGGGCGATTATAACCATAAAGCGGCGAATCATTTAATAGATATTTGCGTATTAAATCGTATTCATCATTTGTTTCAAATGCCTGTTTGTATGCATTTGCGAAATAACTCGCAACCAAAAGGGTTCCGATTGTTAAAATATAAGTAGATGCATTCTTTGGACTAAACAACATAATTATATTCCTTGTATAGTATGATTGTATATTTTTCTTTTAGTCGCTGTGGTAAATATGATAGTTTATATTGTACTTGGATTCATTATATTTTATCTGCGAGGAAAACATTATCGCGTGATATTTGCAAATCTGACGGAGAATTGTGGTAAATGAATTGTACGTCATCTCGCGATTAATATAGAATTGTTTCCCCAAATGGTAATATGGCAAAACATCCGAACAAAACTTGGTATGTAATTGTGTAAATTGCATTTTACGAAAAGCGTTCATGTCAATTACATAATATTTGTTCGTTTTTAAACAGATTTGATCCAGTAACTGATACAATAGTTCCAGGGGCACTGGCTGCTTAAATATTTGCGATGACATGTTGATAAATATAAAATGCGTATATACAATACCCGATTATATTATTTGCTAAATTTACGTTAGTTTTGTTTGTACATACTAGTTTGCTGTTTTAATTTTTCTAAGTACAAAATGCCATCCATTAGTTCCTCTTGTGCGTGTTCTATCCACTGGTGTGTAGATAAATCTTTTCGGTCTAGGTCGGTTCCATACTTCTTTTTTCCGAATACTGCCCTATCAGTAAATTTGTGTAGCACCGACGAGACCACGCTATCTAACTTTGTAGTATCAATAATTTCAGATTTCTTGTCTGACATTATTGCAATAGACACTCAAACGTTTATATTGTTGCTGGCTATTTACTTTTCTTCATAATGTCTATCAGATTATTCGTAAATAGTGCTAATTCTATCTCATCCTCGTGTATGTCGTGGAAAACCGTTATGTATTTGCATAAATAGGGTATAATTTGGTATTTCACATTTTCGGCTAGAATGTCCGTTTGTTTGACAAAGGTGAAAAAGAAATCTAAAATGTCAATTACTGAATAACCATAGTCGTGAATGTCATACAATACATTAATGGCTTCTTGTAGATTATTTTTCTTTGCGTTCTCAATATACGTTTTAAATTTTTGAAATGAAATGCTCGAACATATATTTTTACACGTCTCCAAGTCTATTGGTTTCCCATAAATGAATATTTTTTCAATATAGTTAATCATATTTCGTATAGATGTTTGGGACATGGATATAATATATTGTTTTGCGTCCTCTGTTATCTGAATTTTCTCATTTGCTATAATACGTGTCATAATTTCGCCGACTTGGTCATTCGTTGTAGCCGACAACTTTATAATATGGGTTCTGGATTGTATACTCTCAATCACCTTTTGAATGTTTGTGCATACGGATATAAAATGCACGGTTTTCTTATGTTTGTCCATATAATTTCGGAACACTTGTTGACTTTGTTCATTGATATTGTCAATGTCGTCAATAATGACTAGCTTCTTTCTGCCATAAATGGCGGAATGTGATTGACAAAATGTCTTCATTTCAGTGCGAAAATATTGTATCCCCTGCTCCTTCAAATTATTGATAAATAAGATATTATTTTCTGGAAATGGCGCGTTCTTATCCAAGTGATAATATTCACGCACGATTGCAAACAACAACGATGTTTTGCCTGAACTCGGATTGCCAATAAACAGTGTGTTTAAATTATCGGTTTTAATTAAGACTTTAATAGTTTCAATAATGTTTGGGGCAAATGTAAAATTATCAATAAAATAGGGTTTATATTTGGCAATAAAGGTATTATTCTGGCGGGCGGCAGTAGACATTTGTGGCAATACGTGATAATGTTGTTTATCCAGTACTTTATATATTCTTTTGGTTTAACATATAAAAAGTTGTTTATAACTGTATAGATAGACTGAATAATGTCAGCCAAAACCCATTATGATACTCTGGGTATTGATAAAAATGCGTCAACATCGGATATAAAAAAGGCATATCGCACATTATCATTGAAGTATCATCCAGATAGAAATCCCGATGAAAATGCAAAGTCTAAATTTCAAGAAATTAATGCTGCATATGAGGTATTAGGCGACGATGCAAAGCGACAAGAGTATGATATGGGTCCGAATGAAGGCATGCAGTTTCATAATATGGGTGGATTTCATAATATGGGCGGACCTGGCGATTTTCCTGATATAAATGGACTCTTTCATATGATGTTCAATGGCGGAATGGGCGGCATGGGTGGACCGAATATACGAATATTTCGCGGAGGCGTTCCCGTCAATATGCAGCACGGCGACCCACACGCAATGCGTCCACCTGAACCAATTGTCAAGCACATTGAGCTAACCATTGAACAAAGTTTTTCGGGATGTGTAATGCCCGTTGAAATTGAACGATGGTCTTTAAATAATGGCATCAAAACAATTGAAACAGAAACATTGTATATAAATATCCCACAAGGAATCGACAACAATGAAATCATACTTGTTGCTGAAAAAGGACACATAGTCAATCAGGCAATTCGTGGTGACATCAAACTTGTTGCACGGGTAACGAATAATTCTATATTTAAACGGAATGGATTGGACTTAATATATAAACAAACCATACAGTTAAAAGAAGCTCTATGTGGGTTTTCCATTGAGTTTGTACATTTAAGCGGCAAACGACTACGATTGAATAACACCGACAACCCATCTGTAATTAAACCAGGGCATCGGAATGTCTTCCGTGGAATGGGAATGACGCGAGAACAAACAGTCGGAAATCTAATATTAGAACTTGACGTAATTTTTCCCGACTCATTGACGGCGGAACAAATTACCAGTTTATCCAACGTACTATAATTCATAACAATATTTGATAGGATACAATTTCACATCAAATATTGATTGGTCTACGCGCTAATGCGTTTCGTGGGAATTTCCACATCCACAATGTAAATAGAGTTCTCCGTCATAATGATGTACTCTTTGCCGACCTTATATATTTTAGAGACGGGGCTGGTGTATTCTTCCTCGCTCTTTACCAACAGTTTCTCGGAATTGTCCTTTACACCAATCAGCACTGACTTATCTAGCGAACTTGTCCAATAGTCCATCATAATCGGCTTGTCCTCTACAATTGATAGCTTTGTCGCGTGTTGCAGTGTATTATTCTCTGGTAATCTATACCCATTACTCGTAACCAGCGCTTGTTTGTCATTTGCTTTATCCATTATGTCGAATATAAATTATATGTGAGAGAATACTTTAAGTCATTCTAACGAATAATTATATAATTTTTCTAAATGTTGGAAAGGACGCGTAATTAAACGTACATTTGTATACCATCCATATGTATACACATTTAGTACATATGGCCTTTCATCCGCCAAAATCGCTAAAACAATCTATTGCCGAACAATATTTTCACGCAATTAGAGAACTGTTTGTACATATTGATAAATCAGAGGTCATTAAATCCTCCGACAAACTGCCAATAATACAATCTATTGGCGTAAATGCGATACATCGGGTATTTGAATATGTATTATTGCAAAAAAAGAATATTGAACACGCCAAGTACCACTCGCAACAGGCTTGTTATTATTTCTTGGAATATATTGAACAGATACATCTATCCAATTTAACCCATAGTTTAAATAATACGGATGCGGTTCTCTTCGTATACAAAAAAACGATCTTTGAAATGCGCGATGACGCAGAAGATAATACTTCCAATACCATCAGCAACATCTTAACTATGTCTGACGATTTATTAAGTTTTAATAGTCACGAATGGCGAAATATGTATTCGCGTATTTTAAAAGTAGTAAATGTGCTCTTTTATTGGAATAATCAAACCTATACATTTGCCGACCGAAAGGCGATTTGCGACGAATTTCTATTGCGGTACTTGTATGCAGTGGATAAACTGGATTTTGCAAGCATATATTTAGAAAATATCCAATGTATATTTGAACCCAACGTTTCTGCGTATATGGATTTACTTACGGCGATGATTGTCAAGAGTGAAAAAATGAGGCGGGTACGCAGCGGTTCGGTATCAGAACAAGATAAAAACGACCAAATACTTACCAAATTTAGTCTATGTCGCGACACAGTAAAAGAAAAATATGAAGCAGGCAATATGGTAGAATTGGTCAATTGGTTATACAGCACCCCCTAAAATGCTTGGCACAGTGAATTCCACTGTCCGCTTTCTAATTTTTGGTTTCTTTATTTTTATTGGTTGGTCGCTAGTGGGAACATATATAGACGAATATTCTTCGCGCAATATGTTT